GTCATATATTACAAGGTACAAATGTTTTGAGCAAGAGAGATTGGATGGATGAAAGGAACAGAAGAATGCGGAGAGAGAAGAATATGGATGCAAGCTAAAGGAAATCGAGGACATAACAAATGACTTATTCCTGGACATAATGGCAGAACTGCAGAAGAAACTTGAAAAGGTAAAGAAAGCTCCGCTCCCGGAAGTAGGTAAAAATAAAGTACCGGACCTTGGTATGTAGCACAACATGAATATATTGCGAGCGACATTAAAAGGAGGAATTGGAAATTGATAAAATTAAGAACTTTGTTTAGTGGCATAGGTAGTCCAGAGATAGCATTGAGGGAATTAGGCATTGATTATGAGGTTATGGACTTCTGCGAGATAGACAAGTATGCAGCGAAAAGCTATAGTGCCGTGCATGGTGTAGACGAAAGCAAGAACTTAGGTGATGTAACAAAAGTATGGGGCAGAAACCTTCCGTATGCTGATTTGATGGTGTGGGGATTCCCTTGTCAGGATATATCGGTCGCAGGAAAGCAGAGAGGCATACAGGAGGGAGCAACAAGGAGCGGATTATACTACGAAGGCTTTAGGATTCTAAAGGAAACCATGCCGAAATATAGCATCATAGAGAATGTGAAAAACCTTGTAGGAAAGAAGTTTAAAGAGAATTTCAATTCGATGCTTGAGGATATAGAGAGCATAGGCTACAACAACTATTGGAAGGTGCTTAACGCTAAAGACTACGGCATACCGCAGAATCGTGAAAGGGTATTCATAATAAGCATAAGAAAGGATGTGGACAACGGCAAATTCACATTCCCAGAAGGATTCGACAACGGCTTGAGGTTGAAAGACTTACTTGAGGATGAAGTAGATGAAAAGTATTATATATCCCAAGAGAAAACGGAAAAACTGATAAGCCAAATAAAAGACAAAGAAATATCTAATTCAATAAGGTGTGGTGGACACGGCTCAATAGATAGGCATCAATGGGATATGGTATGTGTTCAATTAGGAAGTTTTGACAAGGAAGATATAAATGATAACGAAAGACAAAGAAGGGTATACAGTGATGAAGGAGTATCGCCTACGATTTTAGCAAGGACAGGCAATGAGAAGATACTTACGGTTGAAAGAACACCATTAAAGTTTTTGGATAGAAATGGTAAAAAAACTGATGGTAATTATGCTTTTTGTGTAGATACTGCTCAAACAGGAGGCATTAAAGAGCATTTAGATAATGGCAGCCACAGAATCAGAAAACTGACACCGAAAGAGTGTTGGAGGTTGATGGGATTTAAGGACACAGATTTTGAAAAGGCGGCACAGGTAAACTCAAATAGCCAACTATACAAACAGGCAGGAAACAGCATAGTTTCAGACGTGCTTTATCACATATTTGACAGTTTACTAAATGTGGCAATGAACAAGGAGGTGCGGAAATGAAAAGATTTTTAGAAGGTATAGTTATAGGATTTGCAGCATGTTTCCTAAGTTTATTTTTATCAGGTTTCTTTCTATAGGAGGTTAAATATTGAGTAGCGGTGCGGCAGTAACAATCTTTTTTGTTGGCTTAATAATTGGAATAGCAATAACTTCATTTACATTTTGGACACTATATACCGAAAGGAGATAAATTATGAAAGGCGAACTAGGATGCAAGCTAAAAGAAATAAATATTAAAGGCCCATATCCAAACAGAGCAGCAGGCCCGGCTAATTTTTTCGACCTGCAGCTTATAGATGAAAACGGAGAATTCATGTTTATCTGCGGAGACAACGATATACCAAAGCTCCTGCAGGATGCCCTGAAAGAATACTATAAAAATAAAAGGATGGCGAAGAAAAATGGTTGATATAGAAATTAAGCAGGAAATACTACCAGTAATACAGATAAACTTTGACGAGGTTAAGGCGGCCCTATCCACCACAATGAAAAAGTATCAAGGAATAATAGTAACGGAGGACACCCTCAGCTTATGCAAGTTGGACCAGAAGGAACTTGCAGGAATTAGAATCAAGATTGACAACTACAGAAAAGAAAAGAAAAATGAAATGTCAAAGCCTATAGCTGCATTTGAGGACCAATGCAAGGAGCTCATAAAACTTGTAGAGCAGGCCGAAAAGCCAATCAAGGAGGGAATATCAGTATTCGACAACATGAAGAAAGCCGAAAAAAAGTTTGCTGCAGAGAAGATAATTGATGATGTGGCCACAGACCTTGAACTCAGGCCTAAATTCAGAGCTAAATTTGCGGTTATCGACAAATACATGAACCTGACAGCTACAGAAAAGGCGGTCCGGGAGGATGTAGAGCAGCGGGGAGTATTCTTCAAGGCAGAGCAGGACAGAGAGGATGCAGAGATACAGGTTATCCGCTCCACGATAGACAATGCCAATAAGGGGAATATAGCTAAAATAGAATACGGAGAATTTGAGGACCTTCTGGATATGAATTACCCGGTTCCTCAGATAATCACAAGGATAAATAACATGGGTGAGAAGATTAGACTTGCAGAGAACCCTCCTGTTAAAGCTCAGGAGCCTCAGATAAGAGCAGAAGTACCCCAGGTAACAACTAGCTCTACTGCACCGGAAAATCTGGCAGAAACGGTCCTCGTTGAATCTGAGCCTATATACTTCATAACCTTTAAAATGTATGGCAATAGATTTCAGACTAAGGCCATGGGAGACTACCTGAGAGCCAACAACATAAAATACGATGTGATTGAAAAAGGAGAGGTTTAATGGAATACTTTGACGATACAACGGAGCAGCAGAAAGTAAGAATAGTAGAGAATTGTATTCTATGTGGGGAGTTTATCATGGAGCATGAAAAATATTATGATATTAAAGGTATGGCAGTATGTAGGAAATGCAAAGAGGCCTCACTCGATATGAAGATGGATGGTGAAGTGGATATTAAAGGTTGTACCTGCTGCGGAGAACCAATCCTAAAGTATGAGTGGTTCTATGACTTCAAGAGTGAAATCAAAATAGGCGAGGGATGTATCAATAAATTCAAGAAAGGGGACTAAATAGGTTCCCTTCTGCAATATCGATGTGGTATAATAACAACAAGAAGAACAAGGAGGTGGAAACAATGGATGATTTTAAAGATAAAAGGCTAGAGTTAGGCTTAACACAATCTCAATTAGCCGTTATGGTAGGAGTGAGTTTAACTACTATTCAGTTGTGGGAGCGAGGAACCAGCAAGCCAACGGAAGAAAATCAGAAAAAACTTGATGGAATATTCAAGGTTGGCAGGGAGGCTTAAAATAATGGCAGAAAAAAAGTATTATTGGCTAAAATTAAAGGATGATTTTTTTAGAGATAAAGAAGTTAAGAAGTTGAGAAAAATTGCAGGAGGTGATACATATACAATTATTTATCTTAAAATGCAATTGCTGAGTTTAAAGGAGGAGGGAAAATTATATTTTGATGGGTTAGAGAAAACATTTGCCGAAGAATTAGCATTAGAACTTGACGAGGATACTGATAATGTGGATGTTACTTTAAATTATCTTGCTAAGTGTGGATTAATTGAAGAAGTATGCGAAAACGAATTTATGCTCCCTCAAACCATGCAATCAATAGGCAAGGAAACCCAAGTTGCTGTAAGGGTTCGCAAGCATCGAGAAAAGAAGAAAGTGTTACAATGTAACGTTCCTGTAACAATTGGTAACACAGAGATAGAGAAAGAGATAGATATAGAGAAAGAGATAGATAGATATATAGAGGTAGATTCTTTAACTATAGCCCTTAATGATTTCAAGGATATGCGGAAGAAAATAAAAAGTCCAATGACAGATAGGGCCTTTAAGATACTAGAGAATAAACTTCAAACTCTATCAACGGACAAAGAAACTCAAATTAAGATTTTAGAGCAAAGTATAATGAATAGTTGGCGAGGTGTTTTTGCACTAAAAGATGATAAACAGTCAAACCAGAAATTCTACGGTAAAAAGCAGGACAACTTCAACGCATCGTGTGCTGATACCGGGAGAGACACAGACTACAACGAATTAGAAAAAAAATTACTAGGATGGTGATAGTATGAACCCATATTCAGAGGTTTACAAACTCACAAGATTAAACGATGAAAAACAGGGAATCATTGAAAGGCAGTACCAGATAAACAATGAGCTGGAAGAAAAACTCAGGATAGCCCTCGATAAACTAGACACTATTCCTGATGTAAATATCGTGAATGAGCAGCAACAGTATATAGCAAAGCTGCAAGAAGAACTCAATTCTCTAAATTCAAGACCTGATGCAACAATGATGAGTGGTCAGCAAGAGTATATCCGCAAACTAGAGGCCGAGCTTGCTATAACCGAAAAAGCATACAACGGAGCAACAGAACATATAATAGCATTAGAGAATGAGCTCAGAACTAAGGGTTTAACAGTAAAAACACCTGAACCATGCGTAAATTTTGAATTTGAGTATTACGCTCAATTAGAGATTAACAGGAAAGCCAAAGAGTTAAACGCACTATTACTAAAAGCTATCACATTAATGGGAGGATTATAAAATGGAAAAGAAGATTAAAATAATATTGATTGAGGAAGATGCTGCAGGCAAGAAAGTAAAAACGGTTTTTAAATCAGGAAGAGAGAGGTTCGCATTTACCGGAATCAAGAAGTCTAAAAAACTTATGGGAGTAGATACAGAGGAAATTGTTCAGGCTATAGAAATGGAGAACAAGGATTTAATAAACACCACGCTCTCATACACAAATATGGTGCTAGGAGGTCTCAGGAATGAATAAAGTTGTACCGAGAGAAAAATGGAAGGACATAGAAGGGTATGAAGGTATTTATCAAGTCAGTAATTTAGGTGGTATAAAAACTCTAAACCCAAGATATAAAAATAAAATTATCTTAAAACCTTATGGGAAAAGTTATTCGAATATATTTTTATATAAAAATAACGAAAAAAGAAGAAGATATATGGTCCATAGGCTTGTTGCAAAGGCATTTATACCAAACCCGGAAAACAAACCGATGGTCAACCACATCAACGGAGTTAAGGCCGATAATCATGTTAGTAATTTAGAGTGGGTAACTGCAAAAGAGAATATAGCTCATGCTTGCAAATTAGGTATTGGAACTGTAGGAGAACGCAATGGACTTTCCAAAATTACGAACGAGCAAGCAAGGTATATTAGAAAAGTCTACAAACCATTCGATAAAGAATTTGGAAATAAAGCACTTTCAATCAAATTCGGAATGAACATAAATAATATATCAAATATCATTACCAATAAAACCTATAAAAATATTTAATAAAGAAAGAGGGCGTTTATTATAAATAAATTTTTATTCACAGGAAACCTAGGAAAAGATTCTGATTTATCCTTTATACCAAACTCAGGCAAAGCATTGTTGAAATTTAGCGTGGGAGTTGCTAGAGGTTTTAAAAGAGAAGATGGAACGGATTGGATTAATTGTTCCTTGTTTGGTGAAAGAGCTGAAAAACTAGCTCCATATCTGATTAAAGGCACAAAAGTATTGGTTGAGGGAGTTATTAGAATAAATTTATATGAAAAAGATGGTGCGAAAAAGTCTTTTACAGAAGTATTGGTCAATAATGTTGAGTTTATAGGTGGAAAATCCGATTCAACGCATGAACAGCCAAACAATAAAGGCACCGACACCGGGAAGAAAACCCATTCAGAAGGATTTACGCCTGTAGGCAGCAATGAAATAGATGATGGAGAAATCCCTTGGTAGAAAAAAACATGGACCTTGACGAATCACTTGACTGGATAGAGCTCAGGAAAAGAATCAAGGCCATGAAGTCTTTATTAAATGGGGAAACGATAAATCAGTAAGGTTGTGCTGCAGACCATACTGCAGCCAATACTTAACTACTAGGGGGCAGATTGTGAAAGCGTTAAAAAGAATATCAAGGGCCGACCAAGTTAAAATAGGACATAATTTAAAGTTACATATAATAAATAACGAGGGCAGACAAGGCCTGAACAAACATATTTTTATTAATGGAGTAGTTGTCTACATGAACAAGTATTTTTTCGTATTAAAAACCAACGCTGGGTATAATGAATCATTCTTGTATGTTGATAATGTCCGATGTAATTTAACATAGGGGGGCCAAAATGAAATTATTCTTATCATATATTTTTGTAATAGGCATTATAACAGCCACAATTCAGTTAGCGAAACATGATGTAAGCACACACATGGATTGCAGCCTGCATTGTAAGACCTGCAGAATCAAGGAAAGATGCAAATTTGCTTTTAGATGGCAAAATCCGAGGGAGGATATGAAATGAATGTTAGTGAAGTGGCAAGAATCACAGGGAACTTGACTAAAATTAATATCGTAAGCTATTGGAGTGGTGCGGATTATGGAACCTTCCGAAGTAATGATATACCGGAAGAACTAAGAGAAGTCAAAGCATTACAGATAATACCTAAAAACGAATATTCGCTAGTAATAGCAATAGATTAGGGAGGATATGAAATGATGGATGCAGAGCAGAGATACAAAAGGTTGTTAGAGATTGACCTGAAAATATTATGTCATGTGAGTATGAACGAGGAAGAAAAGGAGGAACGCAAAAGGATTATGGATATAATAAAAGCTGATATTCCTATCAAAGAGTTTGAATATACCTGTCCTGAGTGTGGCAGCCACAAGGAGCCCAAGCACCAGAAACTATATGAATTTGCGGATGCTGATGGTCGGAGGGGAATATGGGTAGACTATGATACCTGCAAAGACTGTGGATATACAAACGAATAGAGAACACTTTGAATATATGGCGAGCAATTGGAGGAATAAAAAATGACCGAAGAACAGAAAGAATGGAGAAAGAATCTTGAATCAGTAGTAGGTGCAATGGTAACTGATTTTATGATTGATACTGATTGTGACAAGTATGTTTGTTCAGAATGTGGGTTTGAGAAAATATGCAGAGAGGTTTGGCAAATAGTTATTCAAATGCCTGGTGACGAGGAAGAAGATACTTCGAGAAAGGAGAAATTATGATTAATAGACAGTTTTTACACTATAGAGTTTACCTTGTTACGGTTGTTAAAAATGGCGAGGAATTGCAAACCATAGTTAAAGTAGACCAAACCGATTATGTGGACAGACCAAACAACATGGACGATGAAGAATGGATTGATAAGTGGGCTGAAAACGAATATGGAAAATTTACAACGATGGATATGGAAGAATTGACAGACTTAAAATATAAGTATTTAAACTTTGAAGATTATTTTGATTAGTAGCAATACAAAAATAAAAAGGAGATAAATAATGGGTAAAAAATTTGAAGGTCAGTTGATGAAATTTGAAATAACAAACGATAAATTAAAGATGGAAATAAAGATAAGCGACTTAGTGAAATTGTTTGAAAATAGTCCTAATAACTTTGGTTATGATGGTGAGGGATGTGCAAAAGTCAGACGTGGCAAGCGTTTAGAGTTTGTCGAACATATAGTCAATCAGTTAATGGATGAATCCCAACAGGATGAAAACAATACTAAATGGGGACAGCCATTTGAAGATATTTTTACAGATTTGTCAGAGGACATAAAAGATGAATTTATAAAATATCCAAATGCCGAAGAATACTAAGTTGCGAACAATTCAAAAACATTTTAAGCAAAGCTATAAACAACATGAATATATTGCGCACGATTAAAAGGAGTGATTAGGTGAAAGCAATTCCGTTAGATTTAAAGCAGGCGAATGAATTTGTTCAGAATTTACACAGACACCATAAGCCTGTTTATAGAGATAAGTTCAGGGTGGGTGTAGTTGATGATGAAGGAGCGTTGAGAGGTGTTGTGCAAGTCGGCAGACCTGTTTCAAGGGTGTTAGACGATGGTGAAACGCTTGAGGTTGTAAGGCTTTGCACAGATGGGCTTGAAAATGCTTGTAGTTTCTTATATTCAAGAGCGGCGAGAGTAGCAAGGGAATTAGGCTATAAGAAAATAATAACCTACATACTTGATGAAGAATCAGGCACAAGTTTAAAGGCTACAGGGTGGACGCTCGAAGCTGTCACAAAGGGACATAATTGGAGTTGTCCAAGTAGACCACGAACAACAACAGCACCAACGTGCGATAAACAAAGGTGGTCAAAGCAACTAAGTTAGTCGCAATTCAAATATATACTGATGGAGGTTAAATTATGAACAGAATAACTATGGGATATGGAATCGGAGCCTGCATAACTCTAACTGGAACAACGGACCAATCAACTAAAAAACTTATAGATTGGCTTTATAGCAAAGATACTACTCAGATATTTGCAATAGATAAGCCAGAGGATAAAAGCAAAGTTTATCTGAGGAAAGAAGGATTGCAATTTATTAATGTAGTGCCAATCAAAGAATAGAAAGGAGCTTGAAATTAGTGGAATCATGGAGAGATATTGAAGGATATGAAGGATATTACCAAGTCAGCAATGCTGGTAAAGTTAGAAGTTTGGACCGAATATCTATAATGAAAAATGGTGTAAAAAGAACAAACAAAGGCAAAGTATTAGCACTTGTTTTTGATGGAAAAGCAAAATATCTTTATGTTAGTTTATCTAAAGATGGAATCGCAATAAAAAAATCAGTACACAGACTTGTTGGCAAAACTTTTACGGATGGATATTTTGAGGGGAGTGAGATAGACCATATAGATACCAACCCTATTAATAATAATGCTTTAAACCTTAGATGGACAGACAGAAGTGGAAATATGAAAAATCCAATAACATATCAAAATACAATAAATCATCATGTGGAAAAACAAAGGATTCCAGTAATGGGAACAAACAAAACAAATGGATATATCCTGCAGTTCGACTATGTAAGACAGGCTAAAAAAAATGGGTTCAAAGGTATTGGGGAAAATATACATGGGAGAGCCAGCCATTGTAAAGGGTATATTTGGAGGTATAATATTGCGGTATAAATTCACAAACAAGGAAATAATTGATATTTTAAATAGAATGATAATTGTTATTGATTCCAGAGAGCAGGCTAACAGCCATGTGATAGGATGGTTCAATTCCAATAAGGTAAACTACAAAGTAACAAAACTAGAATACGGAGACTATAGTTGCTATCTACCTGCAGGATGTTTTGATGGACAGACAAGGGACATTTTCTTTACGGATGAACTTGTTATTGAGAGGAAATTCTGTATAGATGAGTTGGCCATGAACCTTAAAGACAACAAGACCAACATAAATGATATAAATGCAGAAATTATCGAAATATTCGGTGAAAAGTACCTAGAGAAGGTCCTGAAAACAGACTATAACAGGATGAAATTTGAATTTGCGAACCTGAACCGCCACGATATAGAGTTTTATATCTTCATGGAGGACAAAAACTACGATGAGAACATAAGAGCCGGGAACTTCCGGTCAGAATATAACCCGGCCACACTCTATAAACGCTTGAAAGCCCTAGAGAGGGAGTTTCATACCATGATAAGGCCTATGTCCAAGGAGATTATAGGGAGTGAGATATACAACACCCTGAGATACGGAGTAAGAAATATTCTGGTCCATAAAGGATTTATAGAAGAATAGGAGGCCGCCATGATTTTATATCCAGACAGGATGAAACAATTAATTGATTTTGAGGGCCTGAGATATGGAGACAAAGGAGCCCCCACAGATATTGATGGATTGATAGAGTACAAGAATAAAGGCTACATAATCATTGAGCTTAAACATAATTCAAAGGGTATGCCGGATGGCCAAAGATGGGCCATTGAGCGGATGGTAAAGGACTTTAAAAATGCCGGGAAAATATCTATAGGGATAGTTGCTGAGCATGATGTTGATGTTCAGTATGCTATACCTTGTAGGGATTGCATCGTGAGGGAGTATTACCTCAGTACAAGCAAGAATATACAATGGAGAAAACCTATAAGCTGCGTTACAGTAGGCAAGATGATAGACGAGTTTATAGAGTTGTACCTTTAAGAACAACATGAATATATGGCGATGAACATTAGGAGGGATAAAATGACCAATGAAGTAGCAAAAGAACTGATAATAAAAACAATAAGCGATTTTATGTTAGATGATGAAGCGTGTAAATATAAGGCTTGTAGTGATTGTGGTTTTGACAAAATATGTGGCGATATAGTTGATTATGTTGGGGATTTAGACAATCAGAGTTAATCACAATACAAAAATGTGATGATTAAGGAGGCCGGGAAATGAAATGTCAACAATGCAATTATTATATGGAGACACCAAGTTATAACGAATGTGTTTTATTATATTGGGAGAACTGCAGGACTTTAGAAGATTGCAATGCAGTAAACGAGGACCAGACTGTAAACAGAATAAACTATGAGGCCCTGAAAATAAAAATGTGCGGAGGATGTTAACATGAATTGGAACGGATTTTCATTAATTGAAAGCAGCTCAATGGTTAAACAGATAACGGAGCCTAAGCGTAAGGCTAAATCCAAGCGAATACAGAAGAAATTCAATAAAAGATACGGATTCAGGACCAGAACTATACCACTTAAAAAAGTTTTTTTCTTCAATCATTCCTTCATAGGACACCCTGATATTATAAAAGGTATAATTAAAGTACTAGATAAAGATAAAGGAGGATGTAAGGATGTGTAATGAAGATTGCCACAAGTACAAGAGCCGCCACAGCCACGATAGGCACGATATGACCTGCCTTAATTTCATAGGAGATAAGAATATTAGGCTGCAATTAGTTGACTGCAGGCAATACTGCAAATTGATTAAAAATACTCACAGCAAAGTAGTTATAATTCTTCATCATCCGGGAAGGAGTTAAAATAAAAAAAGGGCCTTGGCTTTATGCCTTGGCCTCTTTATATGCTTTTCTTTTCATATCCCGGTACCATTCAGCCCGGTTTGAATATCCTAGTTTCTTTAGTGCTGCATCCAGTCGGTCTAATTCCTCCTGAGTTTCTCTGACTGCAAAAGCTAGTTGTTTTTTATCCATTGCTATTCCTCCTATTCTTATTTTAAATAATTATCTTCGGACCTGTTACGGGACCTTTTACGCTCTTTTCTATAATGCAATTCCTCGTTGATACAGTATATTGTTAAAATCACCATAGGCGGGCCCCATAACCAGCCCATTTTTAATAAGCATAATCCGATTATTCTAATACCTTCCATCTTTATTCCTCCTATTTTTTTAGATTCTTGCATAATCCTAGGCCGCCAATGCTCTGAGGTAATCTTCTGTACGCTCCATTGTGTACGCATTTTAGGAAACACTTATTGCAATTACATTCAGGGAAATCCTGTGGCCTCTTGGAATTATCCCATGCTGCCATGAACTTATCAATAGAACCCGGCTCCGCATATATTGACCATAACCCGGCTAACGGATTACCGTTAATATCCTCCGCTGATTGCACTATCTTATATTTGATTTTGGCTGCATCGGCTGCAGCTTTAATCCTGTTGTATTCCTCGATTGGATAGTTTGACAATAAAACCATTTCCATGTTTATTCCTCCCCTAACATTCTATTTCTTAATCACTCCTTAAATTTAATTTGTTTGGTAGGCGGTTTTTAAGGATTACCGCCATAACCTATAAATTATTTTATTTTGCTGATTATATCTTCCGCTTTTTTCTGTGCCTGTGGGCTCCTGTAGCTCTGCCATGCTCCATTACTTGGGGCCCATCTAAAACCGTTTTTCTTTAACTCTGTTCTAGTATCTGCATCAGGTTTGCCGGGGAATATAATTTGTAATCTCTGAGCCTCTAAATTATCTATAATCTGGATTCCGTTTATTTCTGTTGTTAGGTCCTCGGCTGGTGTTGTTGCTGCCTGCTCTGCTATCTTCTGTAGGTGTGCAATCCTCTGTTTTGCTGCTCTTATAGTTGCGTTGTTATTAGTCAATGAGCATGATGCAAAACCGTAGCGGCCGCAAAAGTCAGGGCTTAACAATTTTAACGCTGATGTTTCAGTTAATCCGAGTTTTACAAGTTCAACAACTTTTTCAGAATCAAGCATCTTTTTACTTTTCACAATCTTGTTAGCTGCTTTCATTAATTCTTGGCTTTCTTCTAATTTTTCAACTTTAACCTGTAGCTGTTCGATTGCATCCACATCATCTGATTTAATAATTTTGTCTCCTGCTACTACTGCCCATATTTTATTTTCAATTCCTTTTAACTCGTTGTATTCTTCCCAGAGCTTGCCTTCTCTGCTTAAATACTTTTCGTGTGCTCTCATATTATAATTACTTGGGCCGGCTACCATTACCGACACATGACCGGCACCGTTGGCGTTATACTTATTTATCCAGTTTGCATAATTAACGGTGTATCTCTCAACTAATCTATCTATTCTTTCTTTGGATTCCTCTTTGTTGCATTTGCTTTTGGCTTTCTCTGCAACTTCCTTTATTTCTTCTATGTGCTCATTATATTCCCTTGTTGCTCGGCCTGTCTCATAATCGCTATGGCTCATATTCTCTTTAGCTCTCTTTGCTGATTCTTCGTTGATTTTAATCATTGTCATTTTAGACACCATCCTTTTTATTATTTAGCTTTTAGCTTTGGGAGGGCTTTAAGGTTGAACCCTCTAGAACCTTTTATATTATGCTGTCTTTGTTTCTTCCACTTGGCTGCTGCTGAATAAACTTGATTTTTTAAGATACATTTTTTTACCTTTAATCTCTGTTACTGTTTCGCCTTCCTTTGATTCCTGTTTAAAATTACATGGTGTCCAGAGGCCAACCTGCAACAATGCTTTTTCGCCTTTTTTAACTTGATAGCCTGATGCTTTCCATGCTGCATAAGTTTTGAGATTTGTTCCATCATATTCAAAATCAATCTGCTGTTCTTCAAGGGCTATTGCTATTAACTGAGTATTCTTCATTGTTACCGCCTCCGTTTAATTTGATTTGATTTGAGTATTGGAAATCAGCTTTAAGGTATAACTGATTAGAACTCATTGAAGAACTGAACCCCTTCAAGCAGGTTGCCGGAAGTCTTAATCAAAACCGGCTTTGATGCTGTTTCTATTTGTTACGCTTATTGTATAACACCGTTGTAACGATGTCAAGCATTATTTACAAATTAATTAAAAGAATTTTCAAGAGCCTTGCATCCGCTGATATTGCTTATTTGTTCGCATGGTTTTTATGTGGTATGTGCTTGCAGCATCGTGATATTATAAAAAAATAGTGCTTGCCCGGGGAGTTGATAAGGAAGATTTTATTTTGCTATAATAGAAGGGATAAGAAATCACACATTAACGGAAGGAGTGGAGCCAATGAGTTATAAAGAACCAAAGGTAGGTAGACCGCCAATGTATAGCAGCGTTGACCAAATAACCGGATTGATTGAGAAGTATTTCAAAGACTGTCAAGGCGTATTATTGAAGAACAAAGATGATGAGGTAGTAATGGACAAGCTGGGGCAGCCGGTTTATATCGGTGCGGAACCTGCTACAGTCACAGGCTTAGCGTTAGCGTTGGGATTCAATACAAGGCAAGGGCTAATTACATATGAAGGCAAGTCAGAATTTCAAGACGCGATTACGCAGGCCAAGACCAGATGCCAACGATACGCAGAGAAAAGGCTATACGATTCACAGGGCAGCAACGGAGCAAAATTCAGTCTGATGAATAACTTCGGATGGAGAGATAAACAGGAGGTAGAGAGCATCAACACCAACATAAACGCAGACATTACTGATATGACAGATGAGGAACTAGCCGAGCAGGTCCGGAAGATGCGAGAGGCAGCAGCCAAAGGGGAATAATCCAGCGTTAAAACATGACGATAAATGAACATTTAACGCATTGTATAGGAACGCATACTGCAAAGCGAGTGATACCACCGGTTCCCGGACTTTGCAGCGTTTCTATTATCGTGCATCGTGCTATATCTCCCTATTAATGCGGCTATTCTCAATTAGAACAGCGGCAGCAGGCCGGGCCCTTTGTTTCATTGTATGCAGCATGACACATAATAATATATACATACACAACAGAAGAACCAAGGCAGGAGGGAGCAGCAGCAGAACCCGGGAGGCGGTGCCATTGCTCAGGTTCAGGCCCCCCCACCCCCATAGACCGGGTACCAAAGCCGGGGAGCGGAGCGAAAAAAATACCTCTACCAGCTACCGAACACATTTTCACACAAAGGAGACTAATCCATGACAAGAGAAGAAGCGATAACTATATATCATCTAATCAGAGAAGAATGTAAGTTACATAAAGAAGATTGTTCTGATTGTCCGCTTTATTATGAAGCAGATAATCTTAAAGGTTGCATGGCAGAACAAGCACCTGTTTCAATGTGGGATGGTGATAATCTGTAATTTATGAGATTATAAATAGTGTTTTCTCTATTACAAAAAAATAATATATAAATTTCATGCACATTTAGTAATAACCACTAAGGTAAATCTGCATGGTCAAAACGAGCAAAGCATTGATATAACAAGTCTAAGTGCTATTTTGAAATGGCGTTTTTTTGGTATCAAAGTAGCTATTTAGCACCAAAAAAAGTGCATCGTAGAGGAGATGTATCATGAACATTAAAACAACAAGGCTTACTAATCCAAATGGAGAATTGTTAAGTGAACAGATATCTAAATACAAGAGTGTGTTTGAAGATGATGAAGGATATTTGTTCTGGAATAAGAAGGACTACACTAAATCATTTCAAGATGTTGAGTACCCAAAGGAACTAACAGACAGTGAATTAGGGAAGATTACAAGGCTTACGAAGAAAGTATATGCAGATACTAATATGATAGCTTACAGGGGCAATGGTGGGAGAATAAAAGCATATACAGATGAACAGATAAGTGGATATCTAGAATTGGGATTAAGGCAAGGCAGAAGATTTCTTACTAAGATGAATAAATTAGGTATTATCATTAAACACAACAATAAAGGAACTACTGAATACTATTTCAATCCTTTATATTACTTCTCTAATAACAGGATAAACCTTGATTTATACCTAATATGCAAAGAACAGTTGGACAAAGTACTACAAGCATGGGTAATAGAACGCTATATGTTGCTTGTAGACGAAGATTAAAAGGAGGTTGGCTTAGATATGTCAACAAAGATAACAAGTTATTTACAGGCTTTTGATTACATAGGTGTAGTTTATACGGATAAGGTTAAGGCACGAATGAAGGAATATGAGAAAGAAGGACATACCGAGAAAAGTATCTGCTATACCATTTGGAAGAAGTCGGATAAACTAATGAGTTTTAAAGACGATGATAGATTCTGGGGAATATTTGAAAATGAACTCAAGAAGTATTCATGGACTAAGGATGATTCTAGATGGAAAACCTACAATGCAAAGAAGGTGATGTAATGACTAAGAAGAACTGTGAAAGTTACTTTGTCTATGTACATGAAGGAGAGATATGAGAGAAGATTTAATTAAAGAACTAGCCCTCCTGAAAGAAATAGAAACCCGAAAACGCAGAGCCGCAGCCTTAGAGAATGACTTATTATTTTTCAAGGAATACATAAAAATAGTCAACAAAAACGGTGAGGCAGTATGTTTTGAACCCAACGCAATACAGCAACAGATAGATGCTAAGATAGAGGAACTAACATTCCAAGGTAAGCCAGCAAGAATAATAGTATTAAAGGCGAGACAGGAAGGAGTATCTACCTACACGCAGGCCAAGATATTAAAAAAGACAGCTACACAGGAAAACAGAAACTCTTTGGTAGTAGCACACAGAGACGATTCTACCTCCGCTATCTTTGACAAGGCAAAATATATGTATGGTAATTTACCGGAGGAAATCAAGCCCCTACAAAAGGCTAGTAATGCAAAGGAGCTTATATTTGACATACCTTCATTTTATAAAGGCAACAAGAAGGGCCTTAACAGTAAGATTAAAATCCAGACAGCAGGTTCAGACAGTATAGGAAGGTCCGATACTTTTTACTATGTTCATTTATCAGAGTTTGCATTTTATCAAGGGAACCCAAAAACACAGCTTGCAGGTATTCAGCAGGCGGTACCTTCTATACCGGGAACTATGGTTATTATTGAGAGCACAGCTAATGGCTACAATGCTTTTAAAGAGTTGTGGGATTCAGCGGTTGCCGGAGAGAATGACTGGGTACCAATGTTTTTTGCATGGCACGATTATATTGATTACCAGATACCATGCGAAACTAAAGAAGAAGAAAGAGAAATAATGTCTAATCTCAGCGAATACGAAACTAGCATAGTGGACCTATTCAATCTATCTGCAGCACAGATAAAATGGTACAGATGGAAATTAAGAAATGACTGTAACGGTAGTGTAGATTTAATGAAACAGGAGAACCCTTCATATCCTAAAGAGGCATTCCTATCTACAGGCCGGCCAGTATTCCCGGTTCAGAAAGTTGAAATGAGACTGGAAGAATTGAAAAAACTTTATAGTACAGAGCCCCCAGCAAAAGGTAGATTCAGTTTTCAATGGGATAATGGAGACACTAAAGGCAAAATTATTGATGAAAAAATTACATGGACACCAGACAAGGCCGGAGTAATCACAATGTATGAGGATGTTCAGCCGGGCTACCACTATGTAATAGGCGGTGATACAAAGGGAGAGGGCAAGGACTTTTATACTGCTACAGTAATCAATAACATTACCGGGAAAAGAGCAGCTACATTAAGATGGCAGATAAGCAACAGTAAACCGTACACACACCAAGTCTATTGCTTAGGCAGGTATTACAACGATGCACTTATAGGAATAGAAATGAACTTCAACACAGCCCCCATAGAAGAATTGCAGCGGTTACAATATCCTAGACAGTATCAGAGACAACAATATGATAATTTTTCCAAGGAATATCAGAAAAAATACGGATGGAAAACTGATGGGAATACGCGCCCCCTCATAATCGACAAGGCAATAGACCTGATAGAGAACAACATTGACCTATTTACTGATATAGTCATGTTGGAAGAATGTACTACATTCGTATATGATGATAATGGTAGGCCTGATGCAGCAAGCGGAAAACATGATGATGCTCTTTTGTCAGATATGATAGCAAATGAAATCCGTAGCCAGCAAAACTTTACACTATTAACGGAGGCAAAACCTAAAAAACTAAAACTGATTGAAAAATTAGGGCTAGGAAGAAAGGAAACTGTAAACCGATGGTAAGCAATAAAGAAATATTGGATATGCAGCAGGTGCTACTAGATGAAATTAGAGAGGTCCGGGAAGAAAACAAAGCTATCCGGGATGAACTGATGAATATTAAACTCAAATTAATTGACATAGATAACAAAACACTAAAACCTAGACTTATTGATAAATTGGAGGTGGAGCGGTGGTAGTAAAATGTTTCAAATGCCCGGAGCATGGGGAATTTGACCACGAATGTAATATGAATGATGAATATCCAGTATGTCCTAAATGCGGCAAGGAAGTTATAAGGGTTTTTAAATCACCACACTATCAATTCAAAACAATAGGATTCGCTGGGAAAGGATGGGCTTGATGGGAAAAGTTAAAGATACAGTAAAGGCAGTAACCAAGGCAGTAAAAAAAGCGGTAAACGCACCAGCAGACAATATTTATTCTATGGCCACACAAGAGGACCGAGAACATCGTTGCTCAGAAGATTTTTATGCCTCAAAGAACAACAAGGCCGGGACCGTTACTAAGTGGAAAAGGCTAGACGAGTATTACAATAACGAACACTATACTAAAAAGCAGATTGAGGAATTAATCGCAGCTAATAACTGGAACTTTGTGCCGCCAGTATTGCCGGACCCCTTCATTCAGGTAGAGAGCCAGATAGATGCAACGCTCCCACAGGCAGAATTTAGAGGCAGAGACGATGATAAAGATAGTGCCAAGGCCAAAGAAAGACAAGCTGTAATGGAGTATATTTGCTACAACAACAAAATCAAGCAGATGATTCCTGAGAACGAAAGGAACCTGAACAAGCTAGGCAACGCATTTTGGAAAGTAGCGTTTGATGGCACAATCAAAGGGTTCGGCTATGTAGGAGATATAGTTATAGGTAATCCGGCACCAGCATACATATTCCCGGACCACTCAGCTTATGATATTGACGATTGCGAATTTATCATTTATTCCTACAGGCAGCATAGAAGGAAAGCAAGAAGAATTTATGGAGCCATCATTGATGAATGCGGCAGTAATGGATTTATCAAAGATACTGAAATATTCGACAGGTCAGAAAACAACTTGACCATGCTAGATGATACAGTACAGATAATCGAATATTGGTACAAAGACGATGAAGGAGACATAGCCTGCAGCATACAGGTAGACTTTAAGGAAGTTAAATACATCCCTAAGTATTGGATTAATACTAGAAACAGCGGAAACCAGCGTTATCCTTTTATCAAATACTGCAAAATTCCAGTAGACCAGAGCTTTTGGGATAAAGGCGAAATAGAGACAATCATAGATTTAGTAGATGCAGCCGACAGAGAATTTATGTCAGCCCTCCTAATTGATATGATGCAGCCTGCAGACATTATAGTTTATGAGCCAAACGCACTTGCAGAAGGTGAGACTATTTCAACAGGTCCTAATGCCATGATTAAGATGAAGGACAATAGGATTGAGGGAATAAGGAGGCTAGGAAACCTAGGTACAAATTTCAATGCTTTGCAGATGATTGAGTTCATCCACAAGAAAATCGAGGAAACAACAGGCAATAGTTTAACTAATAATGGACTGGAACCTACCAAGGTAACTACAGCATCCGGTATAGCCATGATGAACGAAAGAGCGGATATGAGAAAAAACATTAAAAAGGCCGACAGATTGACAGGTTTTGAGAAACTTTATGAGCTTATCGACTGGACCGCACTTGAATTTTACAACACCGACAGGGTAATAATGATTCGTGGCCAGCAGGAAACTCAGGATGATGGTACTTTTAATGATTCCACAGTATTCAATTCAGACAATCACAAGGTAGCAGACAAGGCAAAAGCCAAGGCACTAGCTACAAAGGGAGTAGAACAGGGCAAGACTGATGAAGAAATACAGAAGATTCTTGACGAGAATGTGTATTACTTCCCAACAGTAGATATTGAAATAGCGGTAGGCGAGGGAGTTAGCAAGAGTAAGTCATTCACGCTGCAAGCATTGAGCGAATTAATTAAATACCCTATCACAAGCCAGAATGTAAGTTTGATAAAATCGCAGGTTGACCTTCTGGACCTTCCTAATAAGAAGGAAATTAAGGATGGACTAGAAAACTTCTTTAAATCTCAGATGAGTATGCCTTATTTATTCAAGGATATGCCTAGATTCCAAATCTCATTCCAAGACTTGCCACAGGATGCACAGATTCAGGTTATGGACCAGATGGGAATTAAAAGTCAAGGCGGCCTGAGCAACGATGCTAAGGTAAAACAGAACAAGGAATTAATGGCAATGGGAGGCCAGCTAGAACCTATTGAACAGGTAGCCCCACAGGAGGCACCAGCAGGCACTCAGGTGCCAGTAGGACCACAGGAAGGGAATGTATCGACTGAACCAGAACAAGCCCCACAGGACCCACAGGGAATCCCGGAAACCGCCCCCGGAGGATTAACACCGGAACAGATTCAGCAGATAGAGGCAGATGGAAAGTTGTCTCCTGATGAACTAGCATTATTTATTCATGCTACCCCACAGCAACAGCAAGAGATTATGATAGAATTAAACTTAAATCCAGAGGCTTTAGCCGAACAAGTCAAAGCACTAGGAGGAAATCAGTAAAATGGCGAAGAAAAGTGTACCTAATATGTTAATGGCTATGATGGCGGCAAGGTCCAAGAATGCAGGAACGCCAACGCCTACAGTCAATAATCAGACAACTAAGAAGAAACCTGCAACAAAGAAAAAACCAACAGCGAATTGTTCAAAGAAAGGATGTTAAAATGGAAAATTTAGTAAACTTATCATTCGGATATGCTGTATATGCTGCAGAAATGGGTTTTAAAATAGCTAGAGAAGGATGGAACGGTAATGGAATGTTTGTATATCATGTCCCAGCATCTAATCATCCAGCCACAACTGATATTTCCAAGACAGAATTTGGCGAGCAGGTTCCTTATGGAGAATATTTAGCCATGAAAACAGTAACAGGAACAGTAGTACCTTGGCTTGCAAGCCAGACAGATATTCTTGCAAAAGACTGGAAAGTAATAAAGTAGTCTCAGGTCCTAAATGGAGGGCCATGTATTGTATAAATCCTGAATAAAAGGGTGGCAACTCGGAACTAGACGAGGAAAAAAATCAGTCTTACAAAGACTATAAAGATGGGAGAAATGTAGAATGATTGACGAGACAGGGAAAGTTGTATTTGAAGATGCGGAGCAGACCGAGGTAAATAGAATTGTTGAGGAGCGGTTATCCAGAGAACGCAGCAAATACGCTGACTACGATGATTTAAGAGGCACTATAACAGAACTTAATGCGTTAGGTTATGAAGGTAATGCCAAAGAGGTCAGAGAGGCTATCAAGGTAGCCAGAGAAGAAAGCCAAAGAGAGTTAGAGCTGCAGACCCTCCAAGAGCAGGAGGAAATCGAGGGAACTTCACCCGCTTTAGTAAAGAAAATGAAGGATATGGAAAAAGAACTGCAGACACTCAAAGGGGAAAAAGAGGAAAAAATTCGTGCCGCAGAAGAAAGGGCTCAGGCCGATGCGGAAACCGCTGAGCAAATTAGTGAGTTTGAGAATGATTATCCTGATGTGGACCTTAGAACTGTTCTAGCTGATGAGGACTTCAAGGAGTTTATGGAAAGCTCAAATCCAAAACTTACAGTCTCACAGGTATATGAAAAGTTCAATAAGTATGTCCACGGAGCGGAGAAGAAAGCCGCTGCAAAAATCCAATCGAACCTAGAGCGAAGTACAAGCTCAGGCAAGCAAAAGGGCAGGAATGATACATACGGTCTTACTGCAGACCAGCGAACCATAGTGGATGATTGGAACAAATCGTGTAGAAACGCAAAAGAAAAAATGACTTATGAAGAATTTGCATCAACACTCAGAAAGTAAAAAACAGGGAGGTATAGTCAATGAATACAGTTTATAACGCTAATGGAGCTCAGATTGATTCCATTAAAGAATACGACATAGCCGCTGCAACAGCAGTAGCAGTAGGACAGGTAGTAAAATTAACAGCAGGCCTAGTTGTTTTAGCAGCCGCAGGTGAAACCGGAGCAATCCTAGGAGTAGCTGCAGAACCTCACGCAGGCTCAGCGGATGCACTTAACCCAAGAGCAAACGGAACAAGAATAAAGGTATGTGATGCTCCAACGGCAATATTTGAATGCCCGGCACCACAGATAACCGCTACAGCAGGTAGTACCACAACTTTTGTAGCAAGCACAATAGCAGCCGGAGTGGATGCGGATTTTGCAGGCGGTAAGATGAAACTTATCAAAAAGGGAGCATCTTCTGTTATCACAGATGCAATAGGAACTGTTTACCCTATCACAGGTTCAACAGCAGCAACAGGCACTCTCACAACTACAGCAACAATTGCTGGTGGATGTACTGCCGGAGATATATTCGCAGTATTCCCTCCAATCGGATTCCAGAAGGGTAACCTTGATTCAGGAATATCGAAACTTATCCTGAGTGCAACAGCAGCAATTCCTTTCATGGTATCATCTTGTTCTGAAACTGATAGAAACATGATTCAGTTTACAGCAGCATTGCACCAGTTAGGAAACAAAAGAGCTTAATAAAATAAAAATTTAGGAGTGATATTATGCCCAGCAATATCAATAGTGCATGGAAGAATGACCTTTTTCCATTAATCCAGAAATCATTTGATTATAACTACGAAACATTCGTAAATATATTTAAGCAGGTAATGTCCGAGGAAGATTCCAAGTCAATCGACTACAGAATGGCAGGAATGGGCGGTTATGGAGAATTGCCGAATTATGATGGAGCGAACCTTGCACAGCTTAACAACAAAAGAGGATTCGTTACTATCTTAACTCCACAGGAAAAGGGAGCTGCCATAGACCTGCAGATTCGTTATAAAAACGTAGACAAGTCAGGCGAGGCAAAGAAAATCGGTAAAAGAGCCGCACTCTCAACTTCAATGACTGTTTACCTTGCTTGTCTCAGATTATTTGGTAGAGCTTACAATGCAAACTACATAGGTGGAGACGGAAAATCATGGGCCGCTACAGACCATCCAGTAGCATCCAAAGGTGATGCAAACGGAGTTTCAATCGTAGATGCAGATTCCGGCACATTCTCAAACCTTGTTACAAGCAGATTGAGTGTTGCAGCATTGACCGCAGCTCAGACCGCAGCAAACAGGTTCCTCACACCAGATGGCTTGCCTTTCATGTGTGATTTCAACAACAATGGAATACTTCTGGTCTCCCCAGAATTAGAGCCAAAAGCAAAAGAAATATGTGGAGCAGATGCAAAACTTCTCCCTGAATCAAGCGAGAATGGAGCTAACCCGGTAGCAGGATTGAAGTATGTAGTTGTCGGAGGTGGAAACGATGGATTCGCAGCTTCACAATGGGCCATAGCAGACAATAACCTTCTCCCAGAAATTGCCAAAATAGTGTATGTGGAAAGGCCTACAGTTCTGGAAACAAACTTAGACAATCCTTTGATAGCTAGATATGTTCCATATACAGATTTCTCCGTAGGGTTTGGGGATGCAAGACCAATCATATTCTCAAACGGAACAACTGCATAACAATAGGGGCTTAAATGCCCCTTATTTCATACAAAGGAGGATTATAAATGCCTAAAAATGTTCAAAAGGGTTCAAACTATAAATATGGAATTAACTTAGACATTAATGGTGATGGTGGCCTAGGTGATGAAAAGTTCATACCGGGTTCCAGAAGCATTGTTGCGTTTCCGACATTTGTTGCCGCTGATGTAGCAAAGATATTTTTCACAGCTCCATATCCTTGTAAAATCGTGAGGGCCTATGAAAGACATACAACAGTAGCGGGACAGGCTGGAACGCTCACACTTGAAAAAGTGCCAAGTGGTACAGCTCCCGGTTCAGGAACAGCAGCAATGGCTACAACCGTAGACTTGACCGCTGCAATAAACACGAACCAGACAATCACAGCGTTGACAACTGCAGCAGCAATTTTAGCAGCAGGAGATTCAATCGCATTGAAGGTAGCATCCGGGGCGGCAACTTCACTAGCAGGAGCCTCATTAACCGCAGTTATTGAGTGGTTATAAAATAGGGAGGGCTTAAATGCTCTCCTTTTTTTTAAGAATAAATTAGAATACAAGGAGGAAATACAATGAACATAAATGAATCACCATACGAATCGGTTAGTGATATGACACAAACTGTAACAGTAGCAGCTACATTGAACTTGAATTGCGGATGTGCAGTAATTCATAATGTTGGACCAGACAAATTATATTTTAGTGGGGCAGGACCAGCAACAGTAAACAGTCCTGAACTTGCATCCGGAGAAAAGACATTCCCACGCACAGGTTTATTATATGTTTTAAGTGACGGAACATCAGTTTTAAAAGTCGAATTTTTAGATGCTATAAGCTAAGGGGGTATATTTATGAGTATAAAATTTGATACTTCTGCAGCGAATCACGAAACATTGGAAAACATTATTCAGGAACAGTACAAGGTTTATGGCTGTTTTTGGAACAAAGGCTCAAGCCCAACATTAACAAGAATGCAGGACGCAAGGGGCGCAGTAGCAAACGCAGGAGTTGATGCAGTAAAAGCCTACAACGAATTTGATTTAACGCCGTTGTTTAAAGACTTTACGGAGGTTGCTGACAGCTACGGCAATGTGTTTGTAAGAATTCCTAAGATGTATATTGAAAAGGTTGATGCAAGTGGCTACAAATCAAGACAGATAAGCAGAAAGCCATTTACAGGAGCATATCTGCCAGAATGCTTTAAAAACCAAGCGACAGGCTTAGAACTTGATTATGTTGATGTGGGTAAATATGTAGCCACTACCACGGACGGTACAAAGCTTGAATCAAAAGCTAACGCATATCCTTTAATAAATAAAAATATAGTACAGTTCAGGGATATGGCAAAAGCTAATAATATTGGCGCGATAAAAGGTTATCAGATAATGGACATCCATGTTATGGATTTATTGCAGACATTGTTTTTGATAGAGTTTGCAACGATAAACAGCCAGAGTATAGTTGCGGGATATACAAATGGCCAATATACGGATACGCACCTGATAACAGTAGCTACTACAAACACGAACACAGCCATAGTGGCAAATGCAACAGCCGCGTTATATGCAGTAGGACAAGTAATATCAGTTGGCTCAACGCAAGGCGGAAATCAGAGATTTTACGGACGAACAATAACGGCAATAGGAGCAAACGATTCAGGCGGCGCAGGAAATGCCGTAATAACTTTTGATGGTGTGGTGGCAAGTTTATCCGTAAATGACAGACTGTATAATACGGGCATGAAAACAGGGTTTAGTTCTGCCATAACCACAAGCGTTGGCAGCCCTACATCAAACTCAGATGGTAAAAAATCATTCGTTTATCATGGCATAGAATCGCTATACGGTGATGTTTGGCAGTTTGTAGATGGTCTTAATATTAACGAGAAGCAAGCGTGGGTTTGCAAAAATGCAGATAACTACGCAAGTAATGTGTTCGCGGCACCTTACGAGCAGTTAGGATATGTCAACGGAAATACTGATGGATATACAACGGCAATGGGTTATGATGCAAATTTACCGTTTTGTGAACTACCAGTGGCAGTCGGCGGCGCATCAACAACTTATTACTCGGATTATTATTATCAGACCACCGGTCAGAAGGTGGC